TTATTTAGGAGATGATGACGCAGTAGACAGATTGCAAGAAAAGGTCGATGCGTTAGAGAAAGCTCAAGGAATGATGAAAGCTGCTAATAAGATAGTTAGAAGTAAAAAACTAAATGATATTGCGAAGGTTGAACAACTGCAAACTTTAGGCTTTTCAGAGAATAAAGCTATCGAGCTAACTAAGCCTGACCGTTATGGTGAGTATGGTTTTCCTTCTTATATGCTTTCTAATAATAATGCACGTATCCGGGATGCGAAGCAGCGTCGTGATCGAGCAAGAAAGCTAAAAGAGACAGAAGATAAAGAATACACTATCAGTGGTGTACGTGTCGTTGAGAATGCTAAAGAGAACCGTCTGCAGTTATTTTTTGCCGGTATTCCGAGTAAGGAAATCCGGTCACAGTTGAAAGAAAATAAGACTTTTAGGTGGACTCCCTCTATTGGTTGCTGGCAGTCATACCTCAATCGTTGGTGTATAGAGCGTGCGAAAGTTATCTTAAATTCAATTACTGAATAATTATGGGGGAGTTGTCAAGAGAAGCCTCATTACAAAGGGTAATGAGGGCATCAGGTCGTGTACCTGTTCAATGTTCATGTAGCATTTGTAAACAACAATGTCATACTCCTTGTCTTGGTACTCCTGATGATATTGAAAGGATTATTGATGCAGGTTACGCAGATAGATTGGAACTGACAAATTGGGCTACCGGTATCTTTTTAGGAGTTATCAATGTTGCTGTTCCAATGATTCAACCTGTTGCTGGCAAAGAGTATTGTGCTTTCTTTGAAAATGGGTTATGTATTTTACATGATAAGAATTTGAAACCAACTGAAGGACGTTTATCTCACCATACGGTAAGGAAAGATAATTTTAATCCAGTTATGAGTCTTGCTTGGAACGTTGCAAAAGAATGGATGATGACTGATAATATGGAGGTAATTTCTCGTGTGTTAAATAAGTTTCAAAATAAACGAAGGCTATGAGTAAACATTCATTTGTACGTGTTGATTGCAAAGCATTTGCGAAATGTGGAGTAAAATCCCTTTCGCATTGCCGTCGATATCGCGGTGAAGATAATTATTGTAAGGGATGTACTCTTATTCGTCGTAAACCTCGAAATAGAAAGTTTGATGCAGGTGGTAGAGAGATGAAAAAATGTACCCATTGCGGCCACTATTTCTATCTCAATCGGTTTTACGCAAATACGATTACTTCGCATGAAAAAAAATACCGGTGTTTATCGTCATGGTGCCGTATGTGTATGTCACAGGTTAATAGCGAGAGGGCAAAGCAAAAAAAAGGACTCACCTAATAATAAGTTTCTTGTATGAGATATTATGCTTCAGTTAGTTTTGGCAAGGATTCTTTGGCAATGCTTTTCATGCTAATAGAAAAAGGATATCAGTTGGATGAAGTCGTTTTCTATGATACAGGTATGGAATTTCAGGCAATCTATAACACTCGTGATGCTGTTCTTCCAATTCTTAAAAAACTTGGCATTAAATATACAGAACTGTATCCGGAGCAACCTTTTCTTTGGACAATGTTTGAAAGGCCGGTTAAGAAAAGAGGGACCAATATTATCCATAAAAAAGGATATAGTTGGTGTGGGGGAACATGCCGGTGGGGAACGAGTGAAAAACTTCGTGCGTTGAAAGCTCACACAAAAGATGGAATTGATTATGTCGGTATTGCTGCCGACGAGACCCATCGCTTTGAAAAGGAAAAACGACCTAATCGGGTTTTACCACTTCGTGACTGGGGCATTACTGAAGCTGATGCACTCCAGTATTGTTACACAAAAGGCTTTGTTTGGCATGAGGATGGAGTAAGGCTATATGAGCTACTTGATCGTGTGAGTTGCTGGTGTTGTGGAAATAAGAACTTGAAGGAGTTGAAGAATATGTATTTGTACCTTCCATGGTATTGGAAAAAGCTGAAAGAACTTCAGTTAAATACCGATAGGCCCTATCGGCGTAATAGTGGAGAAACCATTTTTGATTTAGAGGAAAGATTTAAACGTGAAATGCAATAGAAAGAGTTATTATGATTCCCATATGTGTAAATGGAAAAGATTATTATGATCGAGAAGAAGCACTTGCTGCTTGGTTCGAGGAATGGTTAATGAAACAAGACTTTGAGCAAGATCTTATTGATCGAGAGCTGGAGCTTGAATATCGAAAGACTCATCCTGATTGGAACACTCCTTATGTGATGTATGGTGTTCGTAAAAAACATAAGTGTATCCAAAAGAATGAAATTGCCGTGTTTTATGACTTGTTACCGAGACAAAAGCGTGCTCGTACTGCTGAAACACATTGGTATAAAGTATTGTACAAGAGAAAGGCCACTCCTGAAGAAGTTGAGTCACTCAAGGCTGGGGAATATACCCGTAGATATTTGGTGTATTCCCTGTTTATTGAGAAGAAAATGACTCTTGACAAGGCTTTATCTCTTATAGTTGCCGATGATAAATTATTAGGAATTGCGGATAATACCATCTCTGAAATTGTAACAGCCTTTGAGACTTTCTTTAACCGTAAATTTAGAATTTATAAACCCGAGTTTACAACTCAACTTAATTTATTTACAGAGTAATATGAAAACAACAATTATTTCATGTGTGATTTTGTTTGTGTTCCTGCTATATGTAGGGCACTTGTCTATAACAATCAAGCCGTTTGCGGTTCAGCTTCCGTACTGGCATCGTTCACTCGGACTGTTTCTGTTGATCCTCTCTTTTATAGTATATAATGCCGGTGAATGTGCAAAAAGGGTACATTGATGGGATGAAAGAAGGGGAAAGAATTGTACTTGAATTGTTGAAGAAAAAGACTGAATGAAAATGGCGTTAAAAAGGCGAAGTTTCTGTTTGCTAAACTTGTCAATAAAAGATAACTTTATAGTGCAATGAATTAAAAGTCAAACCAATATAATCACTAAGAAGTTATGAAAACGTTTTTTTTTACAAGCGTAGAAATTAAAAATCTGAAAGAGATTCTTTCTCACTCTGATGATTGTTTAGCACAGAAACTTTTGCTGAAAGTAGAAAAAGCAGATGCTTGTGAAACAAAGTATTTAGATGTTACTTTTCAAGTATGTGTGGAAGCTCATCGTGAAGTAGTCGCATACTTTGAGAAATATAAAATAAGAGGGATGGATATAGAATCTCAAGTTTGCCGCCTTGGAAAAGGCTGGTTAAGGTGTGTTTCAATAGATGATAATTACATTGTAGCCCAATGTTATGATGATGATGTAATTTATGATCTTAGCTATTCTGATGCCCTTTTCCCTCTTATTGATTATTTAAGAAATCAAGAGAAAAAATGCAAATAGAGAAGTGGTAAAAATCAAATTAGGAAGAAGAAAGTAACAAATCAAATTGATTTGATTTGATGAAAAAGGCGTTAAAATGGCGAAGTTTCTGTTTGTATAACTTGTCAATAACGATTACCTTTATAGATGTAAGGAGCTAAAAGTCAAACCAATATAACTAAAATTATGACCTGGAAAGAAATTAAAAATATCATCAATAATATGGATGGTAGTGAATTAGAAAGTGAAGCTAAATTTTTGAAGAATGGAAATACATTAGTTACTATTTCGTTGGAAAAAACTGATGAAGAACATTACACAAATTCAGAATGGGGACAATATACGGTACCTAAATCCTCTATGAGTGTAGAGGATATACAAGAAGAAAATACTCGTCTTTGTATCAAAGAAGGCGAATTTTATTTTTGGGAAGAATATGAGGTATAATTATGGGATGGGGATTTTTTATATGTCAGACTGATTGCAAGAACCGAAAGAGACTAACCGAATTTTGGTTACACAAAAATTTTATCGGTGTACATTATCATGGCTGGGTTGATTTAAACCAGAAGAATTTAGCAGAATCGTGTACAAGGCATAGAAAGTTTAAAGATAGTTACTACATAGCAATGGAAACTATAATACCATTCTATGTAATTAAAAAGGTAATATTTTCTCCACGGGTTCTTTGGGAATTAGCAAAGTGGTTTATCAGAGCTTGGAGATATAACAATCGGAATAAATAACTCTCATAAGAAAAATAATGAATATTGGATTAATAGACGTTGACGGGCACAACTTTCCTAACTTCGCTCTTATGCGTGTATCTGCATATCATAAGGCGAGAGGTGACCAAGTGGAATGGGCTACCCCTTTCAATCAATATGACAAGGTATTGGCAAGCAAAGTGTTTACTTTCACTCCTGACTTTAATTACTTGACTTTACAAGCTGATATAATAGAGAAAGGAGGAACTGGCTATAACATTGCAAGCAGGCTTTCTGATGATGTAGAAAACAGTTTGTTGATGGATTACTCCATTTACCCCCAGTATCCTTTCTCTATTCAGTTCTTTAGCCGGGGCTGCATCCGTAAATGTCCGTTTTGTTTGGTTCGTGAAAAAGAGGGATATATCCGGGCAGTAGAACCGGTTGAGTTGAACCCTAAAGGAGAATGGATCGAGGTGTTAGATAACAATTTTTTTGCAAACCCTGAATGGCAGGATGCGATCAATTACTTACAGAAGAAAGGGCAAATGGTTAATTTGCACGGTGTTGATGTACGCATTATGAATGAGGAACAGGCTTTTTATTTGAGTAAGTTGAAATTGAAAAGAAGAATCCACATCGCTTGGGATTTGCCGGAGATTGACCTTACAGAAAAGTTGAGAGAAGTTACTAAATATATCAAGCCTCGTAATTTGTCTTGTTATGTCTTAGTAGGTTTTAACTCCACAGTAGAACAGGATATGTATCGACTAAATAGGCTTAAAGAGTTAGGAATTTCTCCTTTTGTACAGCCATACCGGGACTTTAATAATGACCGCAAACCGACTTTATATGAAAAGGATATTGCACAATGGGCTAACAAGCATCAAATATTTAAAACCTGCGATTTTGCAGACTTCTCACCAAGGAAGGGATTTAAATGTAACTATTATTTAAAGCAAAATAGAGATGAAGAAGATACTACTTATCTGCACACTTCTTGTCCTGATGGCAGGATGTGTTCCACAGAGAAAATATAAAGAGAATCGCTTCACGAAGCAATTTCGGCAAGCTGATTCTGTGTTTAACGAAAAATACGGATTACAATGAAAAGATTGATATTAAACGTATTGGGGCGCATATTAGGTTACAGGCGATACGTGTGTCCTAATTGCAAGAAAGTGAATTATCTGAAATGTAGTGATGAATTGACAGCCGGATATTGCCGGAACTGTGAACATCCTATTTGGAATTAATGTATAACATTGTGAAAGGAGTTAATTATGTTAGAAAAAGAAGTTACTAAGAAAATCTATGTTGCAGATGACAACAAAGAATTCTTATCTAAAGAAGAATGTGAAAAGTACGAGACGTTTGTGAAAGAAATACTTTCAAGGATTGAGTATTTCTGTATTAGTTGCCAGCCTGATTTAACGGAAACCGGTTTGTTTCAACATAAAATTTATGTTGCTGTATATTCCAATAATTATTATCACAAAGAGATTGCTTTAAATTGGGCTATAAAGGCATGTGGGTATTTGGGACAGAGTGTACAAGGATACGGTTTTCAGCCTAATTTCTCATTGAGTAAATCTGATAAAATAGGCTTCGATGAATGTAAGCCTACAATATGGGGTGGTACAGATTTAAAAAGTGAAAGAATTTTCCTAAGTCCAATAAAAGTTGATGGATTTCCGGATAATATTGATTATATGAGAGAATGGGGATTTAAGTAAATTCAAGAATAGAAAAGAATATTATGGAAATACATAGAATGAAGCCGGAGAATCCTATTATTATCGTTGATGAAGAAGAATTCGACCGGATTGACGCAATAGCCAAGCTGAAAGAAGAAGAGGTTGAGAAACTTGCCAAAGAGATGTTCTTGCGTCATGTTAAATCGAGTGGAATATCAATGCGCTTCCGTATAAATGGTGTGGAAAAAGTAATAAGACAACAGGTTATTACCGAATTGAATTACGATGAACGTGGTTGGCCGGAATCTGTATCTGAAGAGGTTAAGCATACCATTGTAGATGATATTACCCATTACATTAACAAACATTTTGAACACTACAAAGATGATTGTAAATCAGTTGTAGAATATGAATGGAATTTATGTAAAAGTAAGCATGAAAGAAAGATTAAGTATTGGAAGTCTCTTTTTTTCATTACTTTTTCAGTACTGATAGTTGAGTGTATTTATAGAATAGTTCAATAAATCGAAAAGCATATGAAAGCTATTTCAGTAAAACAGCCGTGGGCTTATTTGATATGTTCCGGAGTGAAAGATATTGAGAATCGTACATGGCCATGCCCTAAGAAGTACATAGGAAAACGTGTACTAATCCATGCAAGCGCAGTACCGATAGAAATGGTAAATCCTAATAGTGTATTTACAAAAGCTCAATGGGACCGGTTTTCTATGGGGTTTCAACGTGAGCTTATATGTGGTAATAGTATTGTCAATTCTGCTATTATTGGTAGTGTGATGATAACTGATTGTGTTGTTAATCATCTCTCTGTATGGGCGGAGAAGGGGGTATATAATTGGGTACTTTCTAATGCTGTATTATTCTCGGAACCTATACCTGCAAAGGGAAAACTTTCTTTCTGGGATTTTGATGGACTGAAAGAAGTAACAATCGAATGCCCGGAATGTGGCAGCCATGAAATCGCTATTGAAGATTACACGACAGCTCCATATCCAACGTATTTACATAGTTGCAATAAATGTGGTTATGTGATCATGGAAAGTGAATGGGAAGTAGTAAGCACATAGTTTACCTGTGATTAATCTTTGAGTTCATTATCATTCTGTATTCGCAGTCTAACAGTCCATTTATGCGAGGCTTATGAATAATATGTGATTTCGGATAATTCCTGAGTATCCCATTTTGTAGGAGCTTAATAGTTTGATTCTGTTCTCTGATTACCACACTTAGTATTACGATGATAAAGATTAGTACTATATACCCAAAGGTGATTAAGTACACTATTTCTCTATTGAAATAGAAGAAGCTTTTGAATGATCTAAAGTTACTCATGTTTTGTATGTTAAAAATAAAAACGTGCCCAATTCAATAAATACACCCTTCGTAGAGGTGCGGCAAACAACCCAAGTAAGGAAGCATAGATATTAAACGGGCACGCATATTTGTGATAATACAAAACGCGAACACCGTTCAATCTATCACCTTACTTTGTTGAAAATTGCCGCTTTCTACAAAGGAGAGACTGAACGTCACAATGATACCTATTTGGTATCTGCCGCAAATATAACTAATTCTTTAAATTAATGTTGAACCTGGGTGCGTCTTTTTAAGATGCGCCCTTTATTTTTTGTGATAATGAAAAAAATATTATTTGCTTTTCTAATGTTATTTCTGGCTTCGTGTAATGAGCCTAAAGTAGTTTCACCTACTGATTATTATGAGGTGAAATTTCTATTTGAAGTGGAAGGAATTAAAGTTTACCGTTTTGATGATAATGGGAGATATGTGTATTTGACAACCAAAGGAGATGTAAGTCGGGAGTTTGTTGAGAGCGCAGGTAGGATTCCTATTTCAAAAAAACAGCAAACTATTTCTGAATAACTAATTATTAACGGTAAGGATATCTATTGAGGATATCCTCTTTTATTTTTTTTGTTGATTATGAAGATGATTGTAACAGGTAGTGAGGGATTTGTAGGAAAAGCCCTTTGCCATGAGTTAAAGAAGAGTGGAGTTGATTTAGTAGAGATCGACAGAAAAATTGGAACTGATGCTTCTTCTGTTTCAGAGTATTTAAAAAATGGTGATATTGATTGTGTGTTTCACCTGGCCGCGCAGACTAGTGTATTCAATGGAGATTTGGAGCAGATCAGGAAGGATAACATTGATACTTTCATGCGAGTAGCTGATGCTTGTAATCAATATCATGTAAAGTTAGTGTATGCCAGTTCGTCAACTGCGAATCCGGAGAATACTACAAGTCTCTATGGTATAAGTAAGTACTTCGATGAGCAGTACGCATCTGTCTATTGTAAGACTGCTACTGGATGCCGGCTGCATAATGTATATTCACCAAACCCACGCGAAAGAACTCTTCTCTGGTTCCTACTTAATGAGGAAAAGGTGTCATTATACAATTGCGGTCAGAATATCCGGTGCTTTACTTACATGAGTGATGTTGTCGAAGGCCTTATCTATGCAATAGGTTGTAACCGTCAGCTAATCAACATCTGCAATGTGCAACCGGTGACTACTATGTATTTTGCTACTTTAGTGAAATACTACAAATCGCTTGAAATTGAGCTGATTAATGAAAAACGGGATTTTGACAATTTGGAGCAGTCGGTGAACCGGGATATCTATTTAGTACCTTTGTCTTACACATCTGTCGAGGACGGAGTAAAGAAGATCTTTGATGAAAGGAAAGGGAAAGATATATCGTATTGATGACTGGGATAAGCCGGAAGCGGTGAAATGTAAGAGCTGGTCTCATCAGGAACGGTTATGTGATCTGAAAGAAAAGGTATCACTTCATAAAAAGGGTGATATCTATTACATCTCCCAGTTCACCCGTTCCAAGACTGGTACCAGCTTTTCAGAAATTAAACAGTCGGAGGAACTTGCATCATTCTTTGCAGAGAGAGCGTGTGAGTTTCTCCACCGCTTCATTGTAGGGGGATGTGAAGGATGGTGTATAGTCACCACACCGCGACGGAGACACTACGAGGGCTTTCATTTTGCAACCTCTATTTGCACGAAAATAGCTGGGGCGGTGAAAATACCATTCTATGAGAATGCAATTCAGTGCCTAACTAAAGATAGATTGAATCCAGAATTCTTTCTTCTTCGTCCGATAAGGGAAAAGAAGATAATAGTGTACGATGACATACTAACAACTGGCAGTACATTACTTGCCACCTATGAGTTATTGAAAGACAGTGAGCAACTTCTTTTTCTCGTAGGAATAAACAATCATTGATATGGGAAATGAAGATAGAACATTAACATTTAAGCAAGAGAAATTCTGTAAATATTACGTTGATACAGAAGGTAATGCAAGTGAAGCATATCGAATGTCTTATAATACTGCCAACATGAAGCCTGAAACGATTTGGAGTGCTGCCAGTAGACTATTAGCAAATAGCAAGGTCAGTACAAGGATAAATGAGATTAAGGCGCAGAGAGCGAAAGAGTCTGAAGTAGAGAGGAAAACTGTTGAGAAGGTGCTAATGGATATAGTGCTTGCCGATCCTGATGATCTTCATTTTGTTGACCCCGCAACCGGGAAAACAAAAATGAGAACTCCTTCCCAACTTCCCAAACGTGCCCGTAACGCATTGAAGAAGATACAGAATAAGAGAGGAGAGGTTACCTATGAGTTCAATGGCAAAACAGAAGCGGCCCGGATATTAGGTGCTTGGAATGGATGGGAAGCAGATAAGAATGTTAACATCAAAGGTGGTGAGGGAAATAAAATCGGTGAACTTCGTATCGGCTTTGATGAAAATGGAGATTCGGAAGAATAGAACAATTTGAACTGCAAAATCCGGTATTCACCCTACGGAGAAACCTTACTTTTAGAACAATATGGTTATAAATTATAAGAAGCTAAATCCTAACGGATTCTATCTATTGAAGTACTTGAATGATGAGACTATCCGTTTTATCATTCTCTATGGAGGTTCATCTTCCGGTAAGTCGTATAGTGTGGCACAAACCATACTGATACAGACATTACAGGATGGTGAAAACACTCTTGTCATGCGTAAGGTAGGAGCTTCTATTCTCAAAACCATTTATGAAGATTATAAAGTCGCTGCGGCCGGTCTTGGCATCTCCCATTTGTTCAAGTTCCAACAGAATACTATTAAGTGTCTGGTTAATGGTGCGAAGATAGATTTTTCCGGTCTTGACGATCCGGAGAAGATAAAAGGTATCTCCAACTATAAGCGTGTTCAGTTAGAGGAATGGTCAGAGTTCGAGCATCCGGATTTCAAGCAGCTACGTAAGCGTTTGCGTGGTAAGAAAGGGCAGCAGATTATTTGTACCTTTAATCCGATCAGTGAAAGCCACTGGATAAAGAAAGAGTTCATTGATAAAGACAAATGGCATGATGTGCCAATGTCTGTTACCATTGCCGGCAAAGAGTTGCCTGAGGAGCTTACTAAGGTCAAATCCGTAAAGAAGAATGCGCCTCGGCAAATACTTAATCCTCGTACAAAGCAGATCGAGGAACAGGAATCAAATACAGTTATTATCCAATCTACCTATCTGAATAACTTTTGGGTTGTTGGTTCACCTGATGGTACATACGGTTTTTATGATGAGCAATGTGTTGCCGACTTTGAGTATGATAGAGTTCACGATCCGGATTATTACAATGTGTACGCATTGGGAGAGTGGGGTGTTATTCGTACCGGTAGCGAGTTCTTCGGTTCGTTCAACCGTGGCAAACATTCCGGTGAACATAAATATATCCCGGACCTGCCTATTCATATATCAGTAGATAATAACGTACTGCCATATATCAGTGTGTCGTACTGGCAAGTAGATTTCACTACCGGTATCAAGGTTTGGCAGTTCCATGAGACATGCGCCGAAAGTCCTAACAATACAGTAAAGAAGTCCTCTAAACTTGTAGCCAAGTATCTGAAAGATATCAGGTATAGTGATAAAGTCTACCTACACGGGGATGCCTCAACAAAGGCGGCCAATAGCATTGATGATGAAAAACGTTCTTGGATGGACTTATTCATAGATACATTGCAGAAAGAAGGATTCGAGATTGAGGATAAAGTAGGCAATAAGAATCCGAGTGTTGCCATGACTGGTGAGTTTATCAATGCTATCTTTGATTGTACTGTTCCTGGCATAGAGATATACATCGACGAATCATGTTCGGTATCTATCGAGGACTACATGAGTGTACAGAAGGATGCTAACGGTGCCATTCTTAAAACCAAGGTCAAGAATAAAACTACTTTGCAAACTTATGAGGAACACGGGCACTTATCCGATACGTTTCGATATGTCGTTGTGGATTTGTGTAATGAGCAGTACACTGAATTTAGTAACCGGCGAAAAAGGAATCTGTATGGTGGTAAGGGTATGCTTGGTTTCTTTAATCCGGAAGCACAAAACGTCTACTCGCAGCGGCTTGTTTATGTCATGCCGAATGTAGATGGTACGTTTGTTCTTGTTCAGGCATCCCGTTGTGGTGATAAGTGGCATTTAACTGATGCCTTGTTTAGAGAAACATCTTCCATAGAGGAAATTAAGACCGCATGTTTGGAGCACAAGGCCAATACGTGTCTCTTTGAATGTTCATCTGCCTATTATCAGACTGTACGTGAGTTGAGGGAAATTGTGAAAGATACAGAAGTAAGAGTAAAGAAAGAGTTTGCCGATGTGGATAAGCGAATAGCTGCTACATCTGATTTTATAAGGAATAACTTTTTGTTATCACCAAAGATGTTAGAGGAATCTCAAGATTACAGTGATTTCATTACTAACCTGATGGACTATAACATAAATAGCGAGAATAAAAGTGCAAGCATTATTTTAAGTGGTCTTGCATATCATATAATAAAATCGTTCCCCGAATCATCTGCTGCGTAATTTGTTGTTATATAGTTTGTTATAACTGAATTTGTACATTTCTTATTTTTCAAGATTTTAGTGTTTTGAGAAACCGATTATTCATATTCCTACATTTGTTTCAAATAAGAAATAAATGAGTTGGTTTCGTAAAAAATCTAAGTCAGAGGAAGAGCTTGTACAGGATGCTAATGTAGAAGTCGTGAGTGAGACTGTTGAAGAGAAGAAGCTTCCGGAAGGGAAAAAGATAACTGTTGAAGAGTTATTTTCATCTCCGTATGTTTGTTCTCAAAATTTTCTTACGCTTTTTCAGTCTGTACCAGAAGTCTTTTTTCCAATAGACTACATCGCTTCTCGTATTTCCAGTGCTAACTTTCAGTTTAAGAAAGTTAAGGATGATAGTGTTATTTGGGCTAATAAGAATTTGAATCAGATACTTCTTAGACCAAATTGTTTGATGACATGGAAACAAAATGTTTATCAACATTTCGTATATAAACTGTGTCTTGGCAATAGTTTTACACGTGCTGCAATGTCTGATAGCTTCACTAATGTAGAAAAATGGCGTTATTGCTCTAACTACTGGGTACTTCCTGCTGATGCAATGGAAGTCTTGCCTGTTTTAGGTAGTAATATTCCATTGTTTGGTATAGCTGATCAAGAAGATATTATTAGAGGTTATCGTTTAAATTATGGCGCTTTGAGCACAATGAATATACCTGCTTATCAGGTATGGCATGATAGAGACGGGTGTGTGAGTTATTATTCCGGATTTGGGTTTATGAAATCTCAAAGCCGTCTTATGTCACAAATGAAACCGATATCGAACCTTATTGCTGTATATGAGGCCCGTAATGTAATTTATGTAAAACGAGGTGGTTTAGGATTTCTTATCAATATGAAACAAGATGAATCCGGACCCATTGCTATGACTGATAATGAGAAGAAAGAAATTTTGCAACAACACTTCGGTAAGTTCGGAGTAGGTAAGGACCAGTTACCATATGGGCTGTCTGATATCCCATTGAGTTTTGTACGTACCAATCTCACTATTGCAGAACTGCAACCGTTTGAGGAAACACTTGCTGATGCAATTAGTATTTCAGGTGCTTATGGTATTCCTGCTGTGTTAGTTCCTCGCAAAGACCAGTCTACTTTTAGCAATCAATCTACGGCAGAAAAGAGTGTTTATAGCTCTGTTATCATTCCATTTGCGAAACAGTTCTGCCGTGAGTTTACTCAATTTTTAGGACTTGAATCAAGCGGATATTATTTGGATTGTGATTTCTCCGATGTGGATTGCCTGCAGGAGGGGTTGAAAGAAGCCGAGGAAGTAAAGACCAATATCAATAGCCGGTGCAAAGACCAGTTCCTTAGTGGATTGATAACGTACAATGATTGGAGGGCGCAAATCGGTGAAAGTAAATTTGAAGAACCTATGTTCGACAAAACATTATTTGAGATGTCGGACCAGGAACGAGAGATAGTTAAACAAATATTTAGTCTTAACACAAAAAGTGAAGTTGAAAATGGAAGAGAAA